CACCGAGACCACCTCGTCAAATTCATGGGGACGACCGACCGGGCGAGTGGGGTCCGCCATCACGCCGCCTCGATCAGCCGCCACGCGCGCAGATCGCGCAGGACTTGCGCGGCCCGATCGACCCAGGACGATCCCTCCACGCAGGCGCCGAGATCGGCCCGGTCGCGCGCGCGCTGGTGTGGATGGGCGAGCCAGCCCCGGAGGACTCCCGCGGCCTCCGCCGGCGTCGAGAACGTCGGCACCACGTACCCGAAGACTTCTCCGACTTCCGCCCGGGGTTCGCTCACCTGAAAGCACCCGCACGCCGCAAGCTCGTACGCGCGCGGATTCAACGAGTCGGCCTGCACCCAGTTGTCGGCCCGGTCCGGGCCTGGGCCTCTCAAACGCCGATACAGGTTCAGGCCGATCTTGGCCCGGCGATAGAGCGCGGCGGCCGCCCTGTTCGGAATCGGCCGCGGGGCGCGCACCGAGCGCAGGAGCGCATCCGATATGCCGACGCCGTGCCAGATGCCGTAGAGCCCGAGATCGATGCCGGTCCAGTCGATCGCGTTGAAGAACGCGACCCGCTCGCGGAAGCCCGCCCCGACGAAGACGACGTCGTGCGCCGGCAGGTCGAGATCGCCGGGCTGCGGTGTCGCGGTGTGGACGGCCGGATGCCAGGCGTGTGGGAGATAGGCGGCCTTGGTGACAGTGCGAAACGCTTCAACTGACGTGCGCTCGTGCGTCCAGCAGCCGGCGACGCGGCGCGCGACGGCCAGTTCTTTCTCTTGTTCGTACGGCGACTCGGTAAACAGCGCCGTCACGGGTGACCCAGCGGCAACCATCGTCTCAATCGCCGCGAGACTCGCGCGGATCGCCGTCACGAGAATCACCGCATCCATGTGAGAGCGCCGCGCGACCATCCGCACATCGAACGCTACGAACTCCGCCGACGTCCGCATCACCTCGACACCGTGCGCCTGGAGCCCGTACACCAGGCCCGCCTCGACGTCGGCCGTGCTCACCTCTTGGCCCGGATGCACGACAAGGATCCTCATGCGCGCCACTCCCCAGCCTCCCGCCGATAGACAAACACCTGAATCGGCCCGAACGCGCGGCCCCCGTTCAGCGTGACCAGATTTCCGATCGCTTGATGGAGACGACGAGCGGCGGCATCCGCCTGCGCGAAGATCGGATCTTTCACGGCCTGCGCGCCGAAGCCCTCGAACCGCGCGAACATCTGGGTGAAGACCCGCGTCAGCAGGTAATAGAGGCCAAAGTCTTCATGGCGGAGGAGTTGAAACCCGCCGCCCATGAACGCCGTTAGGGCGTCGTAATCGAAGAACCGGTTGTGCCAATGCTGCGGCACGCGCGCGAGGCCCATCTGAACCCGGAGATCGTTCATCGCCTGAAACGCCTCATTGGTGTTCTCCACCAAGATGAGCGTGCCCCCGACCTTGAGCATCCGGTGGAGATGGCGGATCGCCCGCTGCTGTTCGTCCCACGACGGGAGATTGATCAGGCACCGCTGCGAGACAATGGCGTCGTACGCCGCCTCGGGGACGGGCCCGAGCACGTCACAGTCCTGCACGATCATGTTGGGGGGCAGGCGGGTGAGGCGGGACGCACGCGCCCGGAGCGACGCCGACCGCTCGAGGCCATCGACGTGCCGCACGACCGCCGCGTACCGCGCCGTCGCCATGCCGTCCCCACAGCCCACGTCCGCGAGCACGTCGGTCGGTTGCAGATACCGGAGCACGGCCTGGATCTCGAGCTCGTGGAGGTGCGTGTCGAGGATGGAGACCGTCTGCGGGTCTTCCCAGTACGCCCGCAAGGCCTCCTGGAGGTCAGGCCCGGCGGTCATGACGTCCGCTCCCACCGGACGCGATGGCCTTTGCCGATACCCTCGCACACGACCGAGGCGGACTCGTCGCCTTCATACTGCGTAAAGACCCATTGCTGACAGCGCGGACATTGATACGCCTTTGCCGTCTCGGATTGCCAGATCGCGACGCCACCCGGCACATATTCTTCGCGACCCGTGCCGGCCGGCACGCCATGATCGCGACACCCGACGATGACGGTCCCCTCCCAGACCAGCGCGTCGGCCGGATACCGGGCCAGTGTGCTTTCGATGAAATCGAGATCGCCCGCATGCCGCAGCCCCCACACGCCGAGCCGCGCCGGATCGTTCGGGACCACGAACTGGGTCCCACTGACGTTGCCCCAGGCGACGATCGGATCGATCCAAATCGTCAGGTGCATAAAGGGCGCGTGCATTCGCGCCATGATCGGCCGGTCCGGCGCCGCGGCGATCGCCCGGCGGATCGCGGCGAGCGCGCCGGCCAGATAAAAATCGTCGTCGTCGAGGAACAGCAGATGCGTCCCGCGCGCGTGCGCCATGGCGCGCTGCCGTTCGACTTGGCCCCAGCAGCCGCACGGCCCGTCTTCCACGTAGCGATACCCGAACGCCTCCGCCTGCGCGCGAATGGCCGGCCCACACCCGACGACGAGCACCTCGTCCTGCGGCGCGAGCGGTTGCGCCGCGATCGAGTCCAGCGTCCGCGTCAAGGTCGGCCGCCCGCTCGTGACGACGAGGATCGAGAGCGCGATCATTGTTTTTAGGCCAGTCGCGTTTTGTGGAACCGCTCCCACCAGGCCTTCGAGTGCTTGCCCTTCTGACTCGCCCGAAAGTCCTGCAGCGCCCGCTGCGCGACCTGCACGTCCGTGTCCGGATAGGCCGGAAAGCTGACGACGCTCACTTCGTGCACGCGCATGTCGATCACCTCGCGGATGACCTCGCCGTCCTCCATCCGCCAGTCATCGGTCAGGGTCCGAAAGGCAAAGCTCATCCCGGAGACGTCCCCCCGATCGATCGATTCGAGGATGTCGCGCGCCGTCGTGGTGTGCGGCGGGAAGATTTCGACGCCGAGCCCGTGGCCATCCGCCCGCAGGCGCAAGGTCCCCGCGCGCGTCCGGCCGAGGATCTTGCTGGCATCGTGATCGACGAGAGCCCGCACGTCGAGCGCTTCGGTCAGCGTCCGATCGACGGCTTCGGGCCGGATGATTTCTCGGAAGCCGCCGAGGTCGACCGATTTCTTGTGGAAGACAATCGCATAGCCCCGCAGCTTGCGATCGCCCGACGGGTCCAGGCGAATCTCGCCGTACGTGCGCCGTTCGAGATCTCCACGTTCAGGTTTTGCCACCAGCCACCACTTTCAGCGTCATGCCCTTGGGGAGCACCACGACTTGTCGACCCGGCCACACCTGGCCGAGCGTCAGTTGCATCCGTCTCGCGACCTCCTGCGAGAGGATCGCGTCGACCTCTACGACGATCACGTCGGTCGGCGCGACCTGCGCCGTCGCGATCCGAGTGAGAGCCGGCAGCGCGACCAGCGCCGCGAGAGCGTCCCGTCGGTTCATCGTGCCCTCACGACTCTGTGGCGAGTGACCGCGCCCACTCGAGTTGACTAGGCGGGGGCGTCGTGCCATGCAGCACGTATTCCGCATAGCCCTTCGAGACCAGCAGCGCGGCCGCGCTGGAGTCCTTTTGCACAATCCACCCTTTCATCACGATCCCTTGAATCGGCCAATCCATGAGCAAGCGAATGGTGCGCTCGTGGCTAAACACTAGCGACCTCCTCGCGTCACCTGACCAATAGCCTCCGTCAGGATCACGTCGGCGAGCGCCTCGGCGCGTTCGAGTTCCCAATGGCGCAGGGTTGTCTCGAGCGTCATCGGCACGTCCTCCGGATCGCTGTCCAGGACCAGTCGCAAGTCGCGAATGGACGCTTCGATGTGCGTCTTGACGAGCGCCTGCGTTACCACGGTCGGATCGTCGGTGCTTTGCTGCCACGCCAGATGCGCGCGGATCGCCGGCAACAGCGCCGCGCGGCAGATGTCGTCGTGGACGGGATAGAACGTCTCGATCCAGTGCCGCAACTTCTCCGGGGTCGCCTGGGCGCGTCGCGCCTTTTCCGTTTCCCGCCGAATCATCCGGCCCATGGCATCGGCGATGAGGCCCCGGTGGGCACCGACGACGGCCGTCATCCGCTGGAGCTCGGCGGCGTGCTGGGCGGCGCCGGCCGCTTCCGCTTCCGTGCGTGCTGCGGCTTCGGCCGCGACAAGTCGCTCCGCATCGCCCAGTTTGAGCGACAACACCACGGCGGCCTGTTCCGCCACGTCTTTCGCCGTCGTCGCCGCGAGGAAGTGCCGACTGGTTTCGGCATGCCGCTCCGCCGCCTCTGTCGCGAACGCGTCGGCGGCTGCGCGCGCCGTGGTTTCGGCCAGGAGACTGGCCGCCGCGGCCGCCATGTCCGCCCGCGCGATCTCCACCGCCGCCGTCCGTTCGACAAGCTCCGCACGGACGGTCGTCAGTGCCGCCTGGCGATCGGCGAGCTCGCCGGCGGGCACGGTCGCCTCGAGCTGCGCCTCTAAGGTCACAATGCGCGCGAGGGCCTCGTCGCGAGCCGTTTCCCGTTCGAGCACCGTCGCACGGGCGGCGTCGGCGGCGGCCTGCGCCGCCGTCAGCGCGGTTTCGGCCGTCAGCGCACGGGCCGTTTCGGCGGCGAGCCGCGCGGCCGTCTCGGTGGAGGCCTGCGCGAACGTGGCGGCCAGCGCCTCGCGTTCGGCGCGAGCGGCCGCCTCGTGTTCGGTGGCGACCAGGAGCACGGCCTGGAGGCGGGCGACGTCTCCCGCTGCGTCAATCGCCGCTTGGCGGGCCTGCTGGATCTCGACCTCGCTCGCGGCGCGCGCCTCACGGGACCCGTGCACGGCGGTTTCCGCGGCCACCGCTCGCGTCAGGAGCTCTTCGGCCCGCTGCTGCGCGGCCGCGAGATCCTCCCGCAATTTCTGCGTGTCTGGCGGAGGCGTGCCATCACCACCAGGTGGCGGCGTCACCACGGGCACCGGCTCGGGCGCGACTTGTTTGTCGATGATCTCGTGGAGGCGGTCGGCCGGCGCCATGTTCATCGGCACCAGGTAGATATCGCCGCCCTTTTCGAGCGGGTTCAGGTTTTCCTTTTCCCGCACATCGTTGGGCGAGAGCCAGCCCCACTGCCGGCCAATCGCATACGCGGCATAGCGACTCGGCAGATCCCCGCGCATCGCCCCTTCAATGACGTGTTCGATGAACTGAATCCGGCGCTCCGAGGGCGGGATGAGCTTGCGATTCAGTTCCTGTTCCCAGCGCTTCAGCCACTTACTGAGACAGTCGGTGTAGTACTCGATGCCCTGGTGCTCGATGTTGTTGTTGGTCGACCGCAGCAGATGTTGAATCTTGTGCGGCGGCATCCGGAACCACCGGCACTGGTCCTCAATCTGAAACGTGCGGGTCTCGAGAAACTGGGCATCCTCGGGGGGAATCCCGAGGCGTTCATACTTGGCCTGGTTGCCCAAGAGCAAAAACTTATGCGCCCGGTCCACGCCCTGATGCCGGGCCTCGACCTTCTCGCGGAAATTTTTCTCGGCCGCTTCGGTGAGCTGCTCGCCGGGCCCGAGCGAAATCACGCCCCCGAAGGTCGCCCCGTTCCCGAAGAAGGTCCCGCCGAACCGCTCGGTCGCCAGGCCGAGCCCCATGCTCTCCCGCGCTTTGGCGATCACGGAATAGCCGCAGACGCCGTCAAAGCCGAGGCCGGGCACGTGAATCATGTCGGCGGCGGGAATGACGACGCCGCTGACGCCGTCGACGCGATACGCCAAGTCGCCCGTGCGCGTGCGGACCGGTTGCACCCGACCGGGCGTCAGCGGCCAGAGATACAACGGCCGCCCGGCCTGGTCCCGTTCAATCTCGGCGTATGCATTGCCCCACGTGAGCATGTGCGCGGTCATCGTCTCGCGCATGGTCATCGACGACATCTCGGGATTTGGCTCATCGTGGAGGAGTCGATAGAGTTTGGACTCCGTATACCGCCGTTTGCCGCCGTTGGGGAGCCGTTGGTAGTGAATGAGCGGCAACGCAGCTTCGTCCGAGGAAATCGCGTAGACGCAGGCCCACACCGGCGCGTACGTCAAGGCGGTCTCTTCGCTGACCTGGACGCCCGTACTCGACGGAGGCGAGTCGCCAAACAGCCCGGCCGTGATCGTCGCGAGGTTGTACGGCCCCTTCCAGTAGGAGCGGAACGCCTCGCGGATCCGCTGCACGCGCGTCGTCGGCGATCGGGAGGTGACGACGCGGACCAGTTCGGTATGTGCCATAGGGGTTAAATCCAGGCCGCGACGTGTTCCGAGGGGGGTGGCGTGTACGGCGTCGCCGTCATCTTCGCCAGCGCGTCGATCAACGCGACGCCGCCGTCGATGCGTTTCCGTTGCGACAGCTTCACCGGCCGGATCTCCCGCCAGGTGTTTTCTTCCTTGCCCATGTTGCCGACGCACCAGGTCATACACGGATTGCCGTCGTGGGTGAGGTTGTGGCTGACGACCAGCGCCTCCATCACCTTCGACGGCTCCGACAAGCGGCGAAACCCTTGCGGGATCTCATTGACGAGCACGTCGCCGAAGGTCCGCTGCAGTTTGCTGACGACGCCGGCGGCGCCGGCCTGGTCGATCCCAATGCCGCGGATTTTGTAGCGGACCGCGAGCGTGCCGATGATGAACTCGACGATCGCGTCGTGGTCAATCAAGCTGCCGGGCGTCGTCAGGACGTAGCCATCCTTCGCCCAGTCGGGATACGGGATCTTGTCTTCCTGGGCGCGACGAAAGAGCGTCTTCTCGGGCATCCAGAAGAACGGGAGGACATCGATCGCGCGGTCAATCGTGGGTCGGTCGACCTTTGTCACAGGTGTCACGTCTGTCACATCCGTCACGCTGTCCGCCCTCGCGGCGGTCATCCCCGCCTCCCGGGCCAGCGCCCGCGGGAAGACGCAGACGACCGCCGAGAGATCGATCTTGTCGGAGAGGTCAATCCCCAGAAAGCATTCGCGGCCCGCCAGCGTCGCGTGAAACGTCGCCGGCGCGGTCGTCGTCACGCACATCGCCCAGGCCTCGGTCGTGATCCAGACCGTCGCCTGCTGGGTCCATTGGCAAAAGTTCAGGCGGCGGACCATGTTGCGCTCGGACGGCAGATCGATCGCCACGCGCACCCGGCCTCGCACGTATTCCCAAGACACCGACACGCCGAGGTTCGGATTCGCTTTGAGCCAATGCGGGCCTTCGACTTTCCAGTCGTCACAGTCCGGACACTCGTCGGACGGCTGGAGCTTCCCCGCCGCGTGACAGCGATCGCACGCATCCAAATGACAGACGTACGCAAACCACGCGTCGTTCACGATCATGCCTTCGAGGATTTGCCGCGAATAGTCGTGGTACTGCCAGCACACGGTCTCACGATCGAACCCGCTATTGGTCGGGAGAACGATCAGGGCGTTGGGCCGGCCCTTGATGCCGGCCATCAGTTTTTGGACCACGACGGCACTCGGATGCTCGTGGAGCTCGTCGACGACGGCGCCCTGGACCCGCTTGCCGTCGAGCCCGCGCTTCTCCGCCGAGATGGGACGAATGAACGATCCAGTCGTTTTCACCGCCAGGTTGTTGCCGGTGTGCGTGATGAGGGCTTTGAGGGCGGGCGACGCGTCGACCATCTTGACGCAGTCGATGAATGCGAGCTTCGCCTGGTCCTTCGTGACGGCCGCGCAAAAGAGTTGGGCGCCTCGGACGCCGTGCCGAACGAGGAGAAAAATGAGAATCCCCGCAGCCATCGGCGTTTTGCCGCACCCCTTCGCGCCCTCGACATACGCGATCCCGAAGCGCTGCTTCACGCGTCGCGCGCCGGTCTTCTGGCTCACCTTGACCGCGAACCACCCGAACAGACTCCCGACGATGAACTGTTCGTACGGCGACAGCACGAACGGCGTCCCGCCATCGGGACTCACGTCCTCGACCGCTTCCACGTCTTCGTCGACGTCGGTCTCTTCCGGGAGGCAGAGACAGTCTGTGAAAAACGCGATCGCCTCCTCGGCCTGGTCCGCTTTCCAGAGCAACGATTTCTTCTTGGCGTCGCGGAGATCGTTCAAATGGCGCTCACACGCAAGCCGCACCAGTCGACAGGCGACGACCTTGAGGGCGACGACATCGGTCGCATAGCGCGTCACCGGATCGAGCGCGGGCTTCTTCACGCGCCGGCCTTTTTCGTGAAGCGATCGAGCGGACTCGCCTCAGCCACCGGCGCCGACGTGAGCATCGGCTTGCCGAGTGGCGCCAGACAGAAGTCTTTCTTCCACGTTGCGACGCGCTGCATCAAGCCGCGATGATTCGGACCACACCGATAGCGTTTTGAGGCCCAGAACACGCGATCCTGCACGACACCGCGGCACAGCATCACGAAGGCCGACATCGTCGCCGGCGTCAGGGTCCGCGCGGCGAAGGCCTCCGGCGCGAGCTCGTGCCAGATTTTCAACGCCGGACCGCGCAACCAGGGGGGCGGGGCAAATGTCACGACCGGCGCGATCGCCGTCGCATTCGGGTGCTGCAGCAGCACGCCGCGCGCGCTCGTCGTCCCGCTAATCGCGTGTTCGAGGTCGGATTTCCCCTTCTTGCCCGACCCGATGCGCCGTCCGCCACTACCTCGCCCGCCCATACGTTTTGGACCCTTCAGAAAAGTGCGCGTTATTGAAATCAATGAACTTTTGAAATGAACTTTTTGTGTAAACGACACGGGGCGTGTTTCCCGCCCGCCAGTTCCGGAGGATTTGACTCCCCCCTGCCCCCTCGCTTCCTCGAATCGACATCAGTGGGTTCGGCGCGCGCACCTTCTCGCCCCGTTGCTGTGCTCCGCGTGCAAGCGTGCCGTCCTGCCGGAAACGCCAGGCGTTGGGAGTAGTTGGCCCAGGCGTGGCTGTACCACGCTGAGCACCTGTTAGGGTTGCTGTTGTCGGCGGCTGTTGCAGCCGTAATGCGCGGCGCGCAGGTTCGAGTCGTCGTCCGACCAGCCAGGCGCGCCCACGGGAATGACGTGGTCGACAGACGGCGCCCGGCGATGCCGCGAGGGGACCTTGGACGGATCGATCCGTCCCTGACAGATCCAACACACCCACCCGTCGCGCTCGCAGATGCGGCGCCAGCGGCCAACGTGCGGCTTGGTCGATAGGCCCATGCGCTTGAAGGCCGCGCGACGTTTCGCCGAGTGGCGGCGCCGTTTAAGGCGTGTGGACTGGCGATGCTGCTCGACCGGCACACGCTGCTGATCGCGCGCTTCCTCGCAGCGGGCGGCGCTACACGTGTCGCTGCAACACCGTCGGCCCTGTACGATCGGCCGAAATAACTTTCCGCAATGCGTGCACACGGACTCGGGGGTGCGATACGTGCCTCGTCGCGCGAGCCCGTAACATGCCCGACAGCGATACGGCGCGCCGTCCTCACTGCCTTGGCGGCGCGCGTACGCTCGGGTCGCCTCCGCGCCACATGCACAGACCGGACGCGGCTTGCGTTTTCGCCCAGAACCAACGCGCGCGCCGCCAGCCTTACTTCGCCCAGCAGCCATGTTGATAACTGCATTATATTCGTGAACCCCATACTCCAGGCGGCATCAGCCTCCCCCGCGCGTTCGGCACTACTCGCGTTCGGCACTACTCTTGGCGCTGTGACAGGGCGCGCAGAGCGATTGATGATTCTCGGGATCCCAGAACAGCCGTGTGTCCCCGCGATGCGGCACGATGTGATCGGTAACGGCCGCGGCGATGACGCGCGCCTCGCGCGTGCACCGACTGTGCGCGCCGTGCAGTTGCCCATCGAGGCGCTCCCCACAGAAGGGATGCGCGCGCTTCCACCCCACGGAGTACTGGGCCCAGCGTTTGGTGTACCCGCGCTGGTAGGCGGAGCGTCGAGGTTCTCGTGGATCCACATCCGTTACTGGTTCTCAATGAAGACGCGAAACGATCGTTCCTTCGTTTGCGCCGGGGTTTCACTGGTCACGATCTTGTTGGCGATTTCGTATTTCTGGCCGAGGGTGCCACCGAGCAGCCGCAGCTGCGTCTTCCGATTGCCGGCGAGGATGGTCTCGTTGTCTTTCGTCAACGCCGTCTCGACCTGCAAGGGCGCAATCGCCGTGATCGTCCACGTGCTGGTACTAATCGTCACCGTGGCCGCCAGGTTGTTCGTATCCCAATCGAATTGGTAGACCTTGATGTCACTCGGGTCTTTCGGGACTTCGGTCCCGGGCGGGACGATCACGGCGCTCATAGCTGGACCCTCTCGTCGTCGGCCGGCACCCGCACGACGACGTCGTCGGCCAGGATCTGCACCGTCGTCTCGACGCCGCCTCCACTGATGCCAAGGGTGTAGTGCGTGGCGATCTGCGCCGGGGTCAGCGCGGTGGGATACACGGCGACCTTCCCGATCCAGCCGTTGAAGCTGCGCGGGACAATCTCGCCCACGCCGTTGTCGGGATCGGTGTTCCCTAACCCATTGGCGCCGATCCAGAGACTCGACGACGCGAAGGAGCCGCTGCACGCCAACGTGTTCACGACCACGCCGTTCACGTACAGGAGTAAGGTCGCGCCGTCGTACGTGGCGACCAGGTGATAGATGTCGCCGGGACCGATCGCGGGCCCGAGGCCGTCCTGGCCGATGATCGTGCGCACGACGCCGCCCAAGGTGACCGAGACCACCGCATGCGGCACCACGGTGGGCGGGTTGATGATCCCGCCGCTGCAGTGGAAGCCGAGAGAGCTGTCGTGGTCCGCGTCGCCGGTGGCCAGCACGAGGCGCACGGGGTACGGCGCAATCGAGGATTCCGGAAACAACGTCTGCGGCCGCGCCCACGCTTCCCACGTGAACGCCGCCGTGCCGGCGATCGGCGCGAAACCCTGGCTGGTGATGCGCGAGGGATTGGGCACCGCGTCCGTGCCGCGTTCGATCCCATCAAACAACGCCGAGGGGCGCCCGTCCGACAGCAAGGCGGGTTGCCCAAACGTGACGCCCAAGGCACTCGGTGTGCCGGGGTGCGAGTCCGCCACGTCGATCGCGCTGCCCGCGCCGATCGCATCGGCCAACGGCCAGGCGCCCACGGCGCCGTCGACGAGGACGTGGGGGTCGTAGGCGACCGAGCGCGCCTCCCCGGCGGGCACGCGCACGACGAGGTCATCCGCCAGGGGCTGCACCACGAGATCGTCGGCCGGCACGCGCACCCGGAGGTCCGCGGCGACCGTCCCGTCCTCGTCGCCGCCAATGGGGGTGGAGCTCTCATCTTGCGGCGGGAGCTGCCAGAGGAACGATCCGACCCGCAGCGCCACCGCGCGGACGCGCTGCTGCAGGGTCCGGAGCGCCCGGATCCCACTGATCGGCGGTTGCCACGTCTCGGGCTGCACCGCCAGGGCCCCGGGGGTCAGGTCCGGGGTCTGCCAATAGAGGCGCGGGCTGAGGCGACTCACCCGCTGAGACCAGGCGCGTTGCTGCTGCCCGAGCGCGGAGAGGCCCGCAATCGGCTGGGTCCAGGTGTCCGGCTCGAGGACGGCCGTGACGTCGTTCGTGGTCTGCGCCAGCGCGCGCGCCACGGCGGCCCGCCCGCGGAACAGTCGATGCGCGATCGCCTGCGCCGTCGTGCCGGGAATCGGGGGGACCCAGGTCTCGGGCTGTGTCGCGAGCGGGCCCGTGCTCAGGTCCGAGGCTTGCCAATAGAACGGACCGACGCCGACGGCGCGTTGCGCCCACTGCCGTTGCGCTTTCGCGAGGGCCCGTTGTCCCTCGACGGGACTCGTCCACGTGTCGGGCTCGATCGCGACGAGCGCATCCGTCGCCCCGAGCGACAGCGACTGCGCGAGGCCGGCCCTCGCGAGGCCCAGGCGTTTCGCCGTCGCGAGCGCCGACGTGCCGCTGACGGGCTGCGTCCAGGTCTCCGGTGGCGTCGCGAGGGGCCCGCTGACGTCCTCCGGGGTTTGCCAGAGCAACGGCGAGAGGAGGCCGGCGCGCGCGCGCGATTGCTGACTGGCGAGGCGAAGCGCCCCGGTGCCGCTGACCGGTTGCGTCCATTGATCGGGCGGAACCAGCGGGGGCGGATCTTGGGCCGTGGCCCAGTAGAGCGATGTCTGCCCCGCTCGCGAGCGGAACGCTTGCGCGCTCGCGCGTGACGCACTCAGCCCCTGAACGGCTTGCGGCCACGAATCCGGTTGAACGCTAAGCGGGCCATCGCTATCTTCCGGGAGCGTTTGCCAGAGCGGACTATTGCGAACGCGCTGGATCCGCTGGAGGCTGGCCTGCTGACGCAGCGCACTCGTGCCGGCAATCGCCTGCGTCCACGTGTCGGGCTCAGTGGTGACGTCTTCCGGGGTCTGCCACACCCGCCCCATGCTGACGGCGAGGCGCTGCCACGCGCGCGCTTGCTGGGTAAGATTCGCGGTCCCTTGAACGGGTTGCGTCCACGTGTCAGGTTGAACGGCGAGTGGCCCCGTGGTGAGATCGTCAGCGGTCCAGTAGCACGTGGTCCCGATCTGGACGGCGCGCTGGGTGAACACGCGCTGCTGTTGCCCGAGGGCGCGGAGTCCCTCGATCGGACTCGTCCACGTCTCCGGTGGCGCGACGGTGACGAGCTCGCTGGTCGCTTGGTAGTACTGCTGGGCGAGCCCGACGCGCTGCTTGACGCGCTGGTCGGCTTGACGCAGCGCGCTGACACCCTGCACGGGTTGCGTCCAGGTCTCGGGCTGCGCCCCTTGGACGTTCGGAGCGGCCTCGACACTGACGGCAAAGATCAGGGAGGCCGCGACGAGGGCGGCGGCGCGCCAGCGTTGCGCCTGCTGACGCACGCCTCGCGTGCCGACGACGGTCTGCGGCGCGAACCCTTCGGCGACGGCGCTGCCTGTCGTGGCGGGGAATTCGGCATCGACGCGCCCGGGCGCGTTGAATTCCGCATCCACGCGTCCCTTGGGCGTGAACTCCGGATCGACGAAGCTGGAAGTCGTCGCCATGGTGGTTAGGTGCTGATGATCACGACGTAGCCGAGTCCGCCGGCGCCACCGGCGCCGCCCAGTCCGGCGTTTTGTCCGACGCCGCCGCCGCCCCCGCCGCCGCCGCCGCGGCCGCCCGCCCCTCCGGCGCCCCCGGCGGCGCCCGCTTGCGTCGTCGCGCCGCCGCCGCCCCCGCCTGCGCCGCCCTTGGTGGAATCGCCGGCCGCGCCCGCCGCGCCCGCGCCTCCAGGGGCCCCCGCCCCACCGTCCGATCCGGCCGCGCCGCCGCCCCCGCCGGTGTAGCTGTTCGACGCGCCGCCTTGTCCAGCCACGGTCGAGGTCGGCGTGGCGGTATGGCCGCCGCCGGAGCCGCCCGCGCCGGCCCCGAAGATGGAGGAGCCGCCGTCGGTGCGTGTGGCGGTCGGGGGCGTCGGTGAGCCGCCCCCACCGCCCCCGCCAAACTCGGCACAGAAGCGCCCGATCGCCCCAACGAGCGCGATGGCGCTCCCGATGGCGCCGCCGCCAGCCATCGTGCCGTCCGTGGGCCCCGTGTTGTTCTGCCACGGTTGGCCACCCGGCCCGCCGGCCGTGGTCCCGAGGCCGCCCACCGCGCCCGTGCCGCCGCCGCCCCCGCCGCCAGTGACGACGCCCGAGATCGCGCCGCCGCGGCCGCCGCCGCCGCCAAACACTTGCG